TTGCCTGACGCAAGAAACAGAGCGCCTCACGATACCGGCGAACTTGAAAAGTCGTTGACCGTGCGAGCGATGGAACGCTCTCGCCTCAAGTACGGCTATGAGGTTGTTAGTCGCCCTGGCTCTGAGTCGGCGTCGTATGCTGCAAGAGTCGAACTTGGCACGAAACACCGCGAATCCGATCCATTCTTGCGTGCTGCATTATACACGAATCACAAAGCGGTTCAGGAAGCAATGATCTTTGGAATCAAGGAAGCGATTCGAGAACTGCCAGTCAGCCCAATAAAATGATCGAAAAAGATATCAAGAAATACTTGCACGCATCAACCAACATTCGCGGCGTCGTTGGCAATCGAATCTACGCGGGCCGAGCCGGACAGAATGTTGTCGGTGCGTTGCTGATCGTTCGCAATGTGACCTCGCAGCGGTTCTATTCATTGTCCAACGAAGTCGGCACCAAAGAATCAACGCTCCAGGTTGACTGTTACGAGGACTCGGCAACGAAGGCTTATGACTTGTCGGAACTTGTCCGCAATCGCCTTAGCGGTTACGCAGGGGCCGCAGGCGATGCGACGGTGTATCATTCGCAGATTGTCAGCGAGCGAGCCAGCACGGAAACGCCAGGAAACAAATCAGACCGCTGGGTTTTTCTCTATTCGATGGACTTCGCAATTTATCACGATTCAACTGTTCCGACTTTTACTTAGGAGACAATCATGGCTTTTCAAACTGGCCAAGGTGCGGGTGTGGTATTCGGCACGACAACAACATTCACGCCAAACTTTACGCAGATCGGCGGCCCCGGCTGGACCCGCGATTCACTTGATACAACGACGCTGGCGACGACTGGCGCACGCACGATGGTTGGTGGCGACTTGTGGACAATCGCGCCGATATCTTGCACCTTTTTGATCGACGGTTCGGAGATAGCAACAGGGGATGACAACAGCATTGATGACATCCTATTTGATTCTTCGGCAATGACCGTTAGCGAAGCAGCGATTACCGTAACGCTTGGAAATACCGAGGCGTCAACATTCGCGGCGGCAGGGCATATCACGGAATTTCAAATGGAAGATATCACTTCTGATGCGCTGGCAGCGGCGAGCATTACATTTCAATGGGAAGATACTCCAACTATTGTGGAAAATTAAACATGCTGCACGGATTAGATATTAGCATCGCTCAGATGGCGGGACGCAAGAAAGGCGTTTACGTCACCGAGCCAGTGGACATTATATACGCCAGCCAAGGCGGTAGCGTTCGCAAGATCGGTTTCATTTCTCGTTGTCACAACGGCAAGGTTTGTTTGATTCGACACTTGCGGCCTGAGCTTCGCCAAGAAGTGCGTGACGAAGTTGAACGGTTACGACTTGCAGAGCCGGAAGGCTACACGGTGGCGGCGAGGACATCCAGCGTACCCGATCCGAAATTGATAAAGGCTTACATCAAAGGCGAACTGAAGAAACCAGCACCCACCACAATCGTGCGGCCAGATGGTGAATTGTTTGTGCCGCCAGAACCAGAGGAGGACGACGAAGATGAGTGAGAACGGATACGCGAAACCAAGCGACTTGTTCGCGCAATCAAAGGAACGTCGATATGCAGACGTTGAGATTCACGGCCGCAAGTTTTGCTTGACATCATGGACCGCACGCGAAGCCGAGCAGTTCAACAAAGACAACGAACGCGAAGCGTTGAGCGTCAAAGCGAACGAGCGAATGATTGCCAAGACTTGCGTGGACTCGACGACGAAGGAACTGTTGTTCACGCCAGCCGACATTGAGAAGCTGCGCGACCTCGATGCCGGATTCGTTTCGCTGTTGACGAATCAATGCTTAGCGCACCTCGGACTCAATGAGGACACAGAAAAAAACTAGCAAAGAACGACCGCAGGCAATTTGCCTATTTGCTAGCTAGGTCGGTCGGTAGGCTAGACGTTGACGCGATGCTTTCGGAAATGACACCTGCACAATTCAATGGCTGGTTCGCAAGCTATCGCGTTTCGCCTTGGGGCGATGAGTACAAGCGGACAAGTTTAATCACAACGGAAATCTGCAACGTGATACGCGGCATGGCAATGAGCTTTGGAAAAGAGCGGATGAAAGAAAGCGACTTCCTTGACCGGGATTTCTACGTGCCGAAGTGGTATCCGAAAGGGCAGGCACCGCAGGATGAGCGAATAGCTGAGCAATGCGCTGCGGCTGATTCGCTGGAAGGGTTCGGGTTCTAGTATGGCGGCGGGCGGCAAATTCATTGGTGGTATTCGCGTTGGCGTGTCGATGGACACGAAGAAGCTCGCCGCAGGTGCATCGAAAGCAAGGTCGGCGTTTAAGTCCGTTGCCGATTCTTCGGAAAAGATGGACCGCCGATTGAAACGAGCCACCAAGTCGCTAAAGCGTTTTGCCGCAACCGCAATGAAGATGGGTAAGGTGGTTGTGACGGCGTTCGTTGCGATGTCGGCAGCCGTAGTGGTTAAGCTGATTCGTTCGCTCGAAACACTCAACCGCTCTATGCGTCGTTCGCTTGCAATCATGGGAGATGTTTCGACTTCGATGCGTGTCAAAATGCGTGATGCCGCCATTGAAACATCGCGGACAGTAAGCGCATCCTCAAGCGAAATGGCGGATTCGTTTTACTTCCTGGCATCCGCAGGACTTGACGCGGAGCAGTCGCTGGCGGCGTTGCCTAAAGTTGCAGCGTTCGGAGCGGCTGGGAATTTCGATATGGCTCTTGCTACGGACTTGCTGACCGATGCGCAATCTGCGTTAGGGCTTTCAAGCAAAGATGCCGTGAAGAACGTCAAAGAGATGGCTCGCGTTAGTGATGTTTTGGTGAAAGCGAACACGCTAGCCAACGCATCCGTGCAACAGTTTAGCGAAGCTCTGACGAACAAAGCCGGGGCGTCGATGAAAGCGTGGGGTATTGAAGTCGAGGACGGCGTTGCTGTCCTTGCTGCGTTTGCCGATCAAGGTATAAAGGCCGCAGATGCAGGCACTGCATACGATATTGTTTTGCGAGACTTAACAACAAAGGCGATAAAGTTCTCAGGAAAGTTTAAGCAAGCGCAGATTGCAGTATTTGATGCGAACGACGAAATCAGGCACATGCCCGCGATCATTGCAGATATAGAAAAGTCGCTTGCTGGCATGAGTGACAAAACGAAGAAGGCGTTTTTGCTCGACTTAGGATTCACCGATAAGTCGCTGAATAAAATACTGGCGTTGATTGGCACTTCAGGAAAGATGGCGCAGTTCGCAGAAGGAACGAGAAACGCAATCGGGATAACAAAAGAGGTTGCCGATAAAATGCTGACACCGCTCGAAAAATCAATGGCGAATCTGAGTGCAAGTTTCGACAAGTTGGCAACTTCGATGGGGCCGGTGCTTGATGCAATGTCAAGCATGGTCGATAATGTCTCAGAGGTAGTACAGGGCATGGAAATACTTACCGGCACCAACGAAGTCGGCGGCGCAAAACACCAGTCATTCAATCGCCCGGCAATCGACTCGCACCGAAACATCTTCAAGAACCCAGCATCGTCACCCGAGCGCGTAGCGTTTCGTGGCACTGGGGAGAGCATGGTGAGCGGTGCCGCGACTGGCGTAGCGTATGCGCAAAGTTTATTAAACTACCAGCCGCTGCAAGAGGCGACCGGCGCTCATGCGGTAAGGAGGGTGCAAGAAGCAGGGGAAAGCGGGATGGCTGTCGCATCTCAAACAGTTGATTATATTGGAAATATCGCAAGCGATGTCATGGGGAGCATCTTTACGCCGATCTTGGACGCCGTGAACCCGTATGTGGAGAAGCCGGAAACGCCAGCCGAGAAAAAGGAAAGAGTTGACGCAAAGGCCGCTTCGGATGCTACCGCGATTGCCAAACAAGAGGAACAGGCGAAGCAGAAAATTGGCGATGTCGCCTTTGCTCAATCCGGCAGTGCCGAATCGTTCCGTCAGCAGGCACGCATCAGGCGGCAGGCCGAAGGCAACAAGATGGAAAAGACTAGAACAAAAGACATTGCGAAAATACGCGAAGCACTTACTCGCGCCCCGCTCGTTGTTGGTGAAGCTAACTTCGGAGGCAGTACGTGATGGCAGTTCTCGACATTCGTTACCAACCTGAAACCCTCACCGCTTCGTTTACTTACGATTGGAAAGACACGATCAGCGAAAGCTACCTTGTGCAGTACGATGAGATCCCGACCAATATTTACTTGGCACTTTCGCAGGCGCAGACGTTCGCCACAAACCCGCTGCCGTCGCGGTGGGCTGCGTTCCACGGTTCGCCTGGAATCTTCGTGCGCAGCATCTCGCCGCAGTTCACGGACGAATCCCGGTTGTGGATTTTGTGGACCTACAACT